ATCAGCAGTAAAGGAGTCCCATGACGATCATTCCCTTCGGTAAAATCACGGTCACGACCGCCGGCACGCCCGTGCAGCTCAGCGCCACCTCGCGGCCCGTTTCCGCGGTCGTGTTCTGCACGGTCGCGGGCGCGGGGAAGATGTTCATCGGCGTGGCCGGCATGGTTGCATCGACCGGCGCCGGAGTACTCTCGGAGCTGAACGAGACCGTGGCGGGCCTGCCGGACCGCTTCACCGTCGGTGATCCGGAGGGCGCGGACACCTAGAGCACGGGCACGGTTGTGCCGAGCGCGAGCGGGCCGGCGCGTCGCGAAGGCCGCGAACACGAAAGCGAAGAAACCGCGGCGCGTGGTCATCATACGATCCGTCGGTGTTCTACGTCGACGCGGCCGCGAACGGCAAAGGCGTGTTACGCTTACGCGCTGGAGCGATAATGAATGGTTTCCGTGCTTCCGGTTGGCGACTCTCTTCGTTCGTCTCGGGCGCGTTGCTCCAGACTTTCGCGGAGAAGTCCACCACCGGCGTGCGTTTCCTCTGTATCGACACCGTGGGCAACGTGCATTCGCAAGCCGCGGCGTGCAGCGGAACGTAGTTACTTCGCCGGCGGCTTCAATTCCGCTTTCGGCGGCGCAGGCTTCACGACGCAATCGAAGTCCGGAGAGAGATCGAGTCCCGCTTTCGCGCAGAGGTCGACGAGCGGCTTCACCTTCTCTGTGTATTCGGCCTGCAGGCGATCCATTTCGCGCTGCGCCTGCACGAAGCGCAGGGAAAGCTTCAACAGCTCGATCTTCCGTTCCGGCGCGATCGCGGGCGGCGCGTCCGCCGCGAATAAGGCCGCAAAGGTCGCGAACAACAAAAGCAGTCGCATGAAACCAGTATGCCCACCAACATCCCGAACACGCTGCAAACCGCGAACGGCGGGCGCTCGTTCTTCGTCCAGTCTCCCGGCGGATATGGCAGCTTCTCGATGGTTGGCCCGGGCGAGGTCGAGATCGGCTTGTATAACACCGACGGGCCGCCCGGCGGAAAGAGCTTCCGTATGTCGCTGCGCGGCGGCAAGGTCTATCTGGAGTGGCTCACCGACGACAACACCGCGGTCGCTGCCAGCCTGTTGATGTTCGACGCGGCGCACGCGTTCGGCCCCGGTCTCGGCGGCACGGCCGCGGCGCCCGTCGCGCTCATCGCGAAGCCCGATACGCGTTCGAAGCGAATGGACAATGCGCCGCACGATGCGAATGGGATCCAGTTTCCGGAGAGCGCTTACGCGGTCGACATGGTAACGTGCAACGGCTTCGTGCTGGCCTTCGGCATCGACTACGACGAAATCCCCGATCCGGCGAGCCACGGGCGCGCGCTCGGCGTAAAGCCGCTCAAAGCTGTCTGGACGCCGGGCGACATCCTCTCCGTTCGCTATTCGACCGCGCCCGCTTTGACTTACTCACTCTAATGTCAGTCGCCCTCTCCACTCTCATCACCGCCGGTTACCGCATCGCCGGAATCTCGCTGCGCGCGGGACGCACGCCCTCGCCCGAGCAATATGTCGAAGGCCTCGCGATCGCGCTCCGCATGTTCGGCTCTTGGAACTGCGATCGCTTCAAGATCTACGGTGAGCAGATCTCGGTTTACAACCTGATCGCGGGCAAAAAGATTTACACCATCGGCGGCCCGGGTCTCGGCGCCGACTTCGACGCCGCGCGTCCCGAGCAACTCGTCGCGGCCCAAATCATTCTCAACACCACGCCCGCGTCGCGCAACCCGGTGAAGATTCTGACGCCGCAGGAATGGCGCGACATCCGCGTGCAGGACATCCCGAACACGATCCCGAGCAGGCTCTATTACGACCTCGGATTCCCCCTCGCGAACATCTATCTCTGGGGACAGGCGCTCACCACTTATCAGTTGGAGCTTTACACCACGCTCCTGCTTCCCACGTTCACGGCGATCACGAACACAGTGATTCTGCCGCCCGGCTACGATCTCGCGATCACTTACAACCTCGGCAAGCTGTACGCGACGAACGACCCCGCGCGTTCGACGATGACGCCCGCGGCCTACAAGATCGCGGACGATTCGCTGATGGCCGTTGAGAGCATCAATGCACCGCGCCCGATCATGCGATGCGACGCCAGCGTGCTCAGTGGCCGCCAGGCGAACGCGCGCTGGTCGTACCTGACGGGCGAATAGACAAACACGGAAGTACCGCCGGGAGGCGGAACGGACGCGATGACATTCAACGATATATTTTCGGCGGCGCTGCGCCTGCTGGGCGCGATCGACCCGGGCGAACCGCCGAGCGCGTCGGAAGCGCAGGACGGCTTTCTCGCCGCGAATAACCTGCTCGAAAGCTGGTCGACCGAGCGGCTCAATCTCTACGCGTTGAACGAGACGGCGTATCCGCTGGTCACGACTCAGCAGGTCTACACCATCGGCACGGGCGGCAACTTCAATGTTGCGCGGCCGGTGAAGATCGATTCCGCCTGCGTGCTCGTGCCGACGGGCAGCGGCCCCGTACCCGTTCGCGGCGGCGTGCAGCTCATTTCCGAGGCGCAGTGGAAAGGCATCCGCTCGCGCACGGCCACGGGAACGACCCCGCAAAAGCTGTATTGCGACATGCTGTTCCCGCTCGCGAATATCAATCTCTGGCCCGTGCCTGTGTTCACGGCGGTCACGCCTCAGATCGAGCTTACGACGTGGGTCGCGCTCCTCGCGTTCGCGGACCTGGTCACCGATAATTCGTTCCCGCCGGGTTACGCCCGCGCCTTCATTCACGCGCTCGCGATCGAACTCGCGCCCGAGTATCCCGGCCAGGCGCCCAGCCCCGCATTGATCGCCGCCGCCCAGCAATCGAAAGACGCGATCCGCGCGCTCAACGCGTCGATGCCCGGCGCGCCGCCGCCCGATACGGCCGCGCAACCGCCCGCCGTTCCCCAAGGAAAAGCCAAACCATGAACGCCACTCAACTCATTTATTCCGCCGAGCGACTGATCGGCGAAGTGCAAGGCCCGGGCCAGACCCTCTCGACGGCGGAGCTCGCCGACGGGCTTGCTACGCTGAACGCGCTGCTCGCGTCCTGGTCGATCGAGCGGCTCATCGTTCCCTCGATCGCCATCGCCGCTTACGCGCTCACCACCACCCAGCAGAGCTATCCGATCGGACCGGGAGCGGCCGCCCCGTTCAATGTGGCGCGCCCGATCAGGATCGAGTCCGCCGGCATTCTCGTGCCGGACGGCGGACAGGCGGGTACCAAGCTGCGCATGGCCATGAAGATCATTCAGCAGGCGGAATGGTCGAAGATCACCGCGAAGTCCGCGAGCGCGACCGTCCCCTCGCTGCTCTATTACGACCATGCGGGCATCGTCGGCAATCTCAACCTCTGGCCGAACTTCGTATCGACCGCGGCCACGCAGATCGAGCTCGCGACATGGCAGGCGCTGCTCGCGTTTCCGGATGTGGTGACCGATCAGCCGATGCTGCCCGGCTACGACCGGGCCATCATCTACAACCTGGCGATCGATCTTGCCGGAGCGTTCGGCGTCGAGCCGCCCGCGAGCGTGGTGATGATCGCGCGCCAGGCGAAAGCGGCAATCGAAGCGATGGACGCCGACGGCGTGCCGAAGAGCGCGCCGCCCAACTCAGTCGAACAGGCGCAAATTCAACAGAAGACGGCCGCGATGCAGGCCCAACAGAGGAAACCGTGACGAACGAAGTGAGTCTTAAACCGGAGGACCGGAAACCGTGACAGCCACTCAATTTATCTATTTCGCCGAACGACTGATCGGCCAGATCCGGAGACCGGGCCAAGGTCCATCGGCGGCCGAACTGGCGGACGGACTCGCGACGCTGAACGCCCTACTCGCGTCGTGGTCGACGGAGCTGCTCAACGTGTTCACGTTCCGGATCGATCCCTACACGCTCACCTCGGGCGTGCAGTCCTATCAGATTGGGCCGGGCGTCGCCGGGCCGGGCTTCAATACGGCGCGTCCGATCCGCATCGAGAACGCCGGCATTCTCGTGCCGGACGGCGGGCAGGCGGGGACGAAACTCCGCTGGCCGCTCGAACTGATCCGACAGAAACAATGGTCCGAGATCGTCGCGAAGTCCGTCTCGGCGACTGTGCCCGAGCAGCTCTATTACGACCAT